AAAACGCATACTCCCCGCTCAATAAAACCATCTAAATTTTCATTTGTTGCTAACTTGTATCCACGATAAGGAAAACCAATCAGTTCTTCCAGAAGTGCAAACAGATAAATTTTATGTCAAAGAAACCGTCTTCCAGGTTCCCCAAGCACCATTCCACCATTTTATTCTAAACACTAAAAAACCACCATAGTTATTAGTTCTAAATTGTACTGTTGACTGTCCCAGATTGTGACTGAAAACAAGAAGCGTTTGATCATTGTATGAAGTGCCTTTTATTGCATATACTCCAGGCTCATACACTTTATCAATATCGTCTTCAGTTTCTAATTGGATATACCCTTTTCCTTTAAATATAGTACTACTGCTAACTCCTAACAGTCCTTCCAGCTCTCAATTTTTAAGAAAATCATGTCAAAGAAACGGTTTGCCAATTACTCCAAGTATTAGATAGCCCCAATAACATATCCCTTGGGGTTTTCTGCCAGTCGTGCGCCTTTCTTTTGTTTTCTCAGAATACCAATGCCCTATATTACAAATATGTTGTATGTTGGTCTGTATATAGTTTATTCTGTGCATTTTTTATGCATAAGATTTTTCTTTAAAATATTTGTTATAGCTTTGCTATCACAAATAACTGAATGTGTTTTTATTTTTTGATTCATTAAGTTTGGATGTTGTAAGGCATCTTGCTAGCAAAGCAGTTTGTATTGAAAAAGGCAGGATTGGTGAATCCCGCCTTTTTTATGTTCTTTATTCAAAGAGACGCAAAATATATTATTTCAGTATTTCACCTTTTTCATTGAAGAACACCGTACTTTCAGTTCCTTCCTTGTCTGTCAGAACAACCTGATAGGTCTTACTGCCATCCTCTGCCGCTTCTACCGCTGCTTCCTTAACGGTTGATTCCGCAAAATTTTTGGCGATTGCTTCCGTTACCGCTGCCGGAAGGTCTTTCACTTCAATAGGGGTGAAGTCATTTACTGCCATGACTGTTTCAACACCTGAGGTCAAATTTTCGGCAAATGCCACTGTTGTTCCTAATCCCATTACCAATGCTACTGCAACAAAAAATTTTTTCATAATCTTATATTTTTAATGGTTATTGTTTTACGATAATGATAGGACAATTTTTATGCCAAAAGAATAATTAATCTGATTATCAGATGGTTAATATTCTGCTAATTATATGTGAAATGGAAAAAATCCTCATATAGTGTGGGATGATGTGGAAATGTTCCACATTGATACCTTTCTTCCATTAATCTTTTCGCACCTTTGCGGAAAAATGGATAAAATCAGATACCGTCTTGTATATAACCGCCAGAACACACTTAACAGGCAGGGCACGGCTCTTGTACAGGTTGAAGCCTATTTGAACCAAAGGAAAATCTACTTGAAGACCAATGTTTACCTCAAACCGGAATGCTGGAGCCGTGAGGGGGCACAAGTCATTAACCACCCCCAATCTAACGAACTCAACATAATGCTCTATGAATACATCCTGTATCTGCAAGGCATAGAATTGGGGTATTGGAAGCGCGGAATACCTGCCACACTCTCACTACTGAAGGATGCTGTCAAGAAGAAAAGTGCCGTGAATATCAGCTTCTCCACTTTCGCCAAATCAGCCATTGACAATTCGGACAAGAAGCAGTCCACCAAGGACAACCTGCACTCGACACTGGCGGTCCTGCATGATTTCCGTTCCGGATTGGACTTCAAGGATCTTACCTATACATTCCTTCGTGATTTTGAGCAATACTTGAGAGAAAAGGGCAATGCGGTCAATACGATAGCCAAGCACATGAGACAGCTCCGTACCTTGGTCAATGAGGCAATCAACCAGGGATATATGCACGCGGATGCTTATCCGTTCAGAAAGTACAAAATCAAACAGGAGAAAGGCAGACATGAGTTTCTTACCCCGGACGAGCTGAAGAAGCTGGAAACGGTCGAGGTGGAAGAGGAATCCATGCGCCATGTGCTCGATGCCTTCCTGTTCTGCTGTTATACCGGATTGCGCTATTCTGACTTCTGCCAGCTCACACCTGAGAATTTCATTAGGATAAACGGCAAGCGGTGGCTGTACTTCAAATCCGTCAAGACAGGGGTGGAAATCCGTCTGCCGTTACATCTGCTGTTTGAAAGCAGGGCATTGGGCATTCTTGACCGCTATCCGGATATCGGAAGTTTTGCCGCTTTGCCTTGTAACTCGGAAGTGAATAAGCAGCTTCGAAAGCTGGCCGGGTTATGTGGTATCAAAAAGCGGATAACCTACCATGTGAGCCGTCATACCTGTGCCACCCTGCTGGTTCATCAGGGAGTTGCGATTACAACAGTCCAGAAGCTGCTCGGACATACTTCCGTAAAGACCACACAGATTTATTCGGAGGTACTTTCCAGCACCATTGTGCGTGACTTGAAAAATGTTCAAAGGAAAAGGAAAAAAGTAAAGATGTTTCCCGATAAAGGCTTGAGAACATCTGATTTTATAGACAACCGGTAGATTTCATGAATCCTATTTGTTTTCTATTAATATTGTGACTCTTTAAATTCTTCGGATAATCGAAATATTGCTCCTGATTATTTTTTTCAATATGGATTGAATATGGAATAGTTTTCACTATCTTTGCAGTGTAACCAGGAGCTTGATGGCAATAAATATTGTCATCAGGCTCTTTTTTATTGTCATATCGTGGCAATGGATTTAAGTAATTCTGCAACAATGACGTAAGTAAATAGACATATCTTTGAAGTAGTATTATAATCAGATAAACAATAGACAGAATGGAATTAAACGACTGGTTGGCTATAATCGGGGCTTTCGGAGGATTGGAGGCTGTCCGTTGGGGTGTCACGTTCTGGGTGAACCGCAAGACGAACGCACGGAAAGAGGATGCGTCCGCCGATTCAATGGAGGATGAGAACGAGCGCAAGCAGGTTGACTGGCTGGAAGAACGTATCGCCCAGCGTGACGCCAAGATTGATGCGTTATACGTTGAGCTTCGTAATGAACAGTCTGATAAGCTGGCATGGATTCATAAGTGCCACGAGCTGGAACTGCAATTGAAAGATGCCGAACATAACCGTTGTGACAGGCCCGACAGCGAATGCGGCCGTCGTATTCCACCACGCAGGGCTACATTAATTAAAGATAAGGAGGAAAAGAAATGAAGTTTTTTACGATTGCGGAATTATGCCGTAGTAACACGGCCGACCGCTTGGGAATAAATAACAGATGCAGACAGGAGCATGTGACTGCTCTGACTGCCTTGGTGGACAACGTACTGGACCCGTTACGCACATGGTGGGGAAAGCCTATAACAGTAAACAGTGGTTATCGCTGTCCGGAACTTAATGCGGCCGTTAGGGGAAGTAAGACCTCGCAACACATGAAGGGGGAAGCAGCCGACATCGATACAGGAGACCGTCAGCAAAACAAGCTGTTATTTGAATATATCCGCAAGAACCTGCCCTATGACCAGTTGATTGACGAGTCTAACTTCGCTTGGGTGCACGTCAGTTTTCGGGCTGATGGGGATAACAGGAAACAAGTTTTGAAACTCTAATAACTACCACTATGGAAAAAGAACCAGGATTTTTTGTGAAAGATACTGACAACTTGCGTAGCAGACTCATTATCACGAGTGAAGCGGTTAAAAAATCTCGCCTTGAATGGGCATGGAGAATTGGAATTACTGTCGCTGTGTCCGCTTCAATCATCATGCAGATTTTATGATGTGGTTATATAATAAGGTTATGAACTGGGTAAGCCGGAATATATTGCTGGCTCCCTTCATGTGTCTGTTCCTGCTGTTTGCCTGTGGCAGCTCGCATAAGGCTGTCAAGTCCGACACGGAAGTAATCAGGAAGGACAGTGCCAGCGAATCGGTCAACATCGTACATGGATCAACCACCTCTTTGAGTGAACTGATTACCACTAATGGCAGCTATGTAATTGATTTCCGTATCTATGATACCCGAAAACCGCCCGATAGTCTGACCGGGAAACCTCCGTTACTTGTTGACGGTCATGTGGAAGGTAATTTCAACAAGAAGGAGGATAAACAGACGGTGGTAACCGATACTACAAATGTCAAAGCTGATAAGGAAGCCACTTCCATCAAACATGAGGAAACCAAGACTGAAGAGGTAAAGGATAAAAAAGAATCCACGCTACCTGAACAAATCGGTTTTGCCTGTGTTTGTGTAACCGTTTTGATTGTCGTTATACTGATAGTAAAGCATTGGCGCAACAGACAATCTTCATCATAAGACTTTAAATTTATAAATTGGACTGGGGGGCTCGTGATGCACGATGCCCTCCTTTTTTGTAATACGTAATAATGTGACAACAAATATTTTTAGAAATAGGCAAATCCCTTTGAACAAATTCGTCATTATTTTGTTCTTGAAAAATAAAGTAGATTGTCAAAAACGAAACTAATCTGAACCGTTCCAGCTTGTGATAAGTAGGGACGGTTTTATTTTGATAATATTTCTGTTAAAAGATAACCCATGAATTATATGTTCCTTTATCTTTGCACACTATTAACATCAATTTATGTATCATGGCTGAAAAAGAATCTTATTCCGAAGAGGAATTGAATGAAATGATCGTATGGTTCAATAACCATGCTGATGAACTTCCAAAAGAAATGCAGATTAACAAAGCGGCTTTTACCCCGGATTTGAAACTTACTGTTGAAAGTTGTATCATGCAGGCTAAGCAATGTCTGGGCAACTATAAGATGGCCGGAGCTTTCCGAATGCTCCAACAAATCAGAGAGAACCTTGAAAAGGCGGTCCAATAAGCTGCCTTACATTTACCCTTTCATCATATCGGGGTTAAAAACATAATCAATAACCCTACTGTTAACATCATTAATTACGGAAAAATCTTTTTTTATGTATAGATCTGTCATTCTGTTCTCTTTATCTACATGATTTAGTGCTTCTCCTACTGTACCTTTGTCCACTTTTAAATCGTTTCGTGCGATGGAAGCGAAAGAATGCCGGGCTGCGTAAAATTCCAAATCTTCAATGCCAAGAACTTTCCCTATCTGTTTCAAACCTACATTTATGGCAACATTGAGTCTGCCATAAGTGGAATACTTTTTATATAACCTAAAAACTCTTTCTTCGGATACGTCCTTATACTTTTCGTATATGGGCAATATGAAGGGATGAATGTTAACGCTTATTTTTGCTTTATCAGTCCTTCTTGTTGCAGTTTTTGCCCTGTTGTATGTGATTGTAAGCGTTCCCTTGCTTTCGCTTATAGTGTCACAAAGAAACAAATCTGCCGAGTTCATACCCATCAAGCAAAAGGATAATATAAACATATCCTTTGCAAAATTAAATCTGCAATCCTTCTCCTTTTTATCTTTAGTGAGTATATATGGCAGGTTGTATATGGCTCTGATAGTATCTGCGTCCAAAGCTCTTTCGCGGGTACATATTATATTAGGTATAGAATACTTGGTAAATGGAGACCATGGTATCTTTATGTCCCCTGCTTCTTCATCATTATATTCTTTTTTAGCTTCGTTATGCAAATGCCTGATTGCTCCCATATATAAAGAGAGTGCACGTCTTTGACCGAGATGTTCTTCATACGATTTCAAGAATTTGTAATTTATCTCCTTAAAATCCAATTTCTCCCGTCCCAGGAATTTTGTTAAAGAGTTTACCATGCAGGAATACACATTGATTCCATGCTTCTCTCTGTTCTCATCTATCCATTTGCGGGCGTAGGAAATGAAGTCTATTTTTAGAGATGATTCATCAGTTTTGGTTATATGCTCCACAAGTTCTGTTATATCCATATCGTTTATGAGCAATGACAACAGGTTGCACTTGCTCCGATATATGGATATGATGTTATTTAATTCATCTAAGATGGACTGATTTTTGATTTTAAACCCCTTGGTTATATCTTCTTTCGTAACATATATGGAAGTGGGAATCCTTTTAAGCTTCCTATTGTGTGTGACTCTTATCTTAACGTTGTAAGTGCCATCTATTCTTTTCCTATCTTTAAATATTTCATATTTGAATGTTGCCATAATCGTGTATGTATGTTGAAACTATGTTGAAACAATTTCACGCAAAAGTAACTCTTTGGCGCAAAAGTGACAAATAAATTTTTTGTTCACATGAGAAAAAAACTTTCCCAAAAGCTTTGTATTATTGATTTTCTATGTATCTTTGCATCGTTATTATTTCTCGGGGTATTAGCTCATCTGGCTAGAGCGTTAGACTGGCAGTCTAAAGGTGGCGAGTTCGAGTCTCGCATGCTCCACATTACAAGCCTCTCTGTTTCAGAGGGGTTTGTGTTTTCTTAAGCTTCTCCAGCTTTCGTTTTTGGATAAAAAAAAGACAGTTTGTGCCACTTTTGGCAAAAAGAACTTGTCTAAAACGAATCCAGAACAATTATGACAACTCTTAAAGCCGCCGTTGTTCCGGCCAAGGTGCTGAAAAACGGCAAACACAGAATTCGTATCGCAATTGGTCATAAACAGGAAACAAGATACATCGTTACCCGATTTGAAATAGATAATACTGCTAATTTTAAAGGAGGGCAGGTGGTAGGTGTTCCTGATGCCGCACATGTCAATGCTAAATTACGTGGAATACTTAATTCATATCAGGATGCCTTGGATAAGATAAACACATCATCCTATACTTGTACCCAACTTGTCGAATACTTGTCCTCGGTAAAGCAGGGAGCCATCTCTTATAGTGTCGCTTCGGCTGACTATATGCAGAATTTGATTAAAGAGGGGAGAAGGACCACTGCCTCCTTATATCAAAGGGCGAGTGATTACTTCATTGAGTTTGTCAAATATGATATAATGCTTGATGGAATTACTCCCCGGACCATAAAGGACTTTGATATTTATCTAAAGAATGTCCGAAGGCTGGCTCCTGTTACTTGTGGTATGCACATGGCACATTTGAAGGCAATAATCAATCAAGCAATAAGGGATAAGAAGGTATCATATGACACGCATCCTTTTGAATATTATGAAAGACCAGCAGGAATGCCCAAAGAGCGTGATATCTCGGTAGCTGACGTAAAGAAGATAAGGGATGCGGAGATAAAAGAGAAGTCTCAGCGTGTTGCCAGGGATGTGTTCATGCTTTCGTATTATCTAGGAGGTATCAATCTGATGGACTTGATGCAATACAATTTCAAAGATGCGAAAATTATGGAATATGTACGTGAAAAATCCAAAAACACAAAGAAAGGTGATATGAAGATTAGCTTCACTATTCCTGAGGAAGCAAAACCGATTATCAAAAGATGGATGGGACGTAATGGAAAGCTTGATTTTGGTTATAAATATTCTTATCCTAATTTTCGTAACTATGTAACAAAAGAAATTATAAGGTTAGGGGAGAGGCTGGAGGTAGAATCGCATGTCGTATATTATTCAGCCCGGAAATCCTTTGTCCAACATGGTTTTGAACTGGGTATACCATTGGAAACGTTGGAGTATTGTATAGGCCAAAGCATGAAATCCAATAGACCGATCTTTAATTATGTCAGAATTATGAGAAAACATGCTGATGAAGCCATAAGAAAGATTTTAGATAATCTAAAGTGAGGATTCAAGAACTAGAGCGATTGCTTCGGCAGTCGCTTCCTCTTTTTCTTTGTCTATCTCTGAGTTTAGCCGTTCTATCAAGTCCATATTTCTTGTGACAATCGTTTTTGTGCCCTCAGAGGAAGAAATTGTAAGTTCATAGTGTCCATAGCCTATAAACTTTTTAGATAGTTGATGAGCAGTTGGGGCTAATTTTGACATATGCAATTGCGTTAGTCTGCGAAAAAAGAAAACGGTTCCGCTTTCCCGTTGCGTTACATATCTTTAATGTCGGGCTACAGTGTAGCCATTAAGCATACAACACGGGGGTCGGAACCGTATATGAAGAAGCTACGGGCATGTATGTTGTCCGTAGCTTAACGGTCGGAATCTCGACACTAAACAAAATATGTAACGCAATGCAAAGATGGGTATTTTATATGACTTTACAAAAAACAAAATAGGAAAATTCAAGTAAAGCATAGGGGTGAGGATTATAAAAGGGTAGGGAAGGCAGCTTATTAGGTTGCCTTCTTTAATCTATAATACTATTTTAATAGAGATATTATCTCATTAGGAGTACAAATTATATGGTCTGCATCTGATCCTAACAATGACTCTTCATTAGCACTTCCCCATAAACAAGCAACACTTTCAATTCCTGCTTTATTTGAGGCTATTACATCACTAACCTCATCCCCAAAAGAAATAACATCTTCCGCACTTAACCCTAATCGAGTCAATGCTAAATTCATTCCTTCCGAGTTTGGCTTTTGCAATTTAACATCATGATAAGCAACAACTGTATCAAAAGGTATATTGAAGTGATTTAACACTTTCTTTACATAACCAGAAGGAGCTTTACTCACAATTCCAACTTTTAAATTATTATCTCTTATAAATTCAAATACTTTATCATAAGCTTCATATAATATAAATTTTGGAATCAGTGAATAAACTATACTCCAATTGTGGGCACTTCTATACGGCTTAGCAACATTTGAGTCTACTAAAGTTTGATCAAGATCAAAAATTATACCTTTCTTCATAAATATACATATTAGAATAATAGTTGTGATTCATAATCATGTTTATACTGGAGCTGTTTTCCTGACTGTAAGAATTCGTACAATATATTCGCTTCACGTAATTGAAGAGCTCCTTTTCTGATTAAATAACTATTTCCACAAACATTTTCCATTTCATTCACACGTTGATCTTTATAAAAGACTGCTGCTAAAATTTTATTATTATCAATGGTCGTTTGGACAGCGTGCATTGTGCCACCCTTTATCCCAGTTTGAATTACAATTGTAGCAATAGCTAACCCCGCTTGTAATCTATCTCTTTCTACGAAATTCGTTTTAAAAGCAGGAGAGTCATAAAAATACTCGGATAGTAGCACTCCCCCTTTTTCTACTATTTCTATAGCAATGTTTTTATGTACCTTTGGAGAAATAGTATGAAGACCATGGGCTAATATAGCTGTAGTTGTTCCATTTTTTACAGATAAAGCTGCTTTATGAGCAATAGTATCACATCCTAATGCTAAGCCACTAACAATATTAAATCCTTTCTCTGCAAAATATTCTCCATAATATTGCCCTGCTTCTTCACCTTCTATTGTAGGGTGTCTTGTTCCAATTATTGCAATTGATTTCTTATTATTAATACTATTAATATCACCTTTATAATTAAGTATTATTGGAGCCACATCTTTAAATCTATTATTACTATATGATTTCAGCACTTTAAGTTGTATCGGAAACAAATTATCATATTGAGAAATAATATGTACACCATTATTTAAAGATTTATCTAAAACTCTTTGAGCTTCATCAATAGCTTTCTGACAAAGTTCTAGGGTAAATTCTTTGTTTAATCTTATATAATGAGTTTTTATACATTCCCGTATATATGATGTAATGTCATTATCAGAAAACAAGTTACGTTCTATCATAGCTTTAGCTACTAACTCCACATTCTTAGGACCAAAACCTGGCAAATGTTTCAGCTTAATAATTAATTCCGTTTCTTTAGATACACTCATAACAATTATAAATTTTCGTTAGCATGTTCATCATGACTTGTTCTTGCAATACAAAATAAATAAAAAATTATTTTGGGCCACACCTTCTTTAATGTTTTTATTATTTCTGCAACAGTTGTACATATTGTTATATCATTAACTATTAAGATTTTTTTTGTTTAAGTTATAAGTACGATTATTTATTTTAATACATCATTTACTTCAGCCTATCTTTCTGCTAATGATAAGAAATGCATAGGTTTAGTTTCCCTCTTCTTATGAAGCAATTGTGGTAAATATTTTACTCCAGTTTCATCAGCAATTGCTTTGGCTAAACTTCTTATAGGCGCATTTTTTCGAGGTATAGTTTCTTCATGTCCCATCATTCTTATAACATAATCAAATTGTAATCCCTCAATATGTAAGGCCTTAACACATTCATTTATTATATCCTGACTTACTTCTTTTTTACATACAGATACCTTTTTGCTCCAATCTGTCAGGGATTGATTTCTAGGTATATAATATACAATATGATATGCATCTTTCAATCCCGCTTTTATATATTGCCAATCATCAGATAAATATTTTAATTTCATACACTACTCTCTTGTTGTTTTTGCTAAAAAAATACCTATGACACTCTTAGCGCCTGTTTCTAAAAGTTTAGCAGCCACTTGTTTAAAGGAGCCCCCAGATGTTATAACATCATCAAACAGTAATACATTTTTACCTTTATATTGTTCGGAATTCAGTATTAAATATGGTATCACATTTTTATTACTGGTACCTTTTGTTTCTTCATGCTCAATTGCAGAAAGGTAATTAAAACCGTTTTCAATATTTAAAGCTTTAGCTACTATTTTACAAAAATACTCAAAACGCTTATTTGTCTTTTCCGGTTTTGAAGCAGGTATTATCATTAAACAGGTGTTTTCAAGATTAACGCCCTCTTTTTTAATACTTTCCACTATTATGTTAGCAGCATATTCAATAATAGCTTTATGTCCATCTTTAAAATCATATATAAAATTACGAACAGTCTTTATATTAATATCTACATCATTTCCTATACCAGACAAAGGGTAATAATCATGAATTACATAGTACTTACATTCTTTAAAAGCCATGCTTCTTTCTTTTTTCATTCGAACTAAATATGAATCACGATGACGGAATTCTTTAATTTTCTTATCATATTTAAGAGTATACATAGCACTTTTTCTGTTTTAAAGGTTAATACTTTGTAAAAGTAGCAATAAATAAATTAATATTGTCATAATAATTAAATGTTAGATAACATAAAAAGTCCCGACCGCTACCAGTCAAGGCTCAAATTTATCAATGATGATTTTTATTACAAACTTGCCGCTAATGAGAAAGGTTGTGGAATTAAGGATGAAAAGCCCCGACTTTCGCAAGCCGGAGCATCTAAATTTAAAGTTTTTCTATTTGCTCCGCTTGATTATAAATACTACAACCAGCAAAACAGCTATTCCAACACACATCCAACCTATTTGTTCCGGTAATGTGGATTCCTTATTGTCTTTTATTTCTTCTGACCGGCTTTTCTCATGGTTCTGAGAAGACAACTCCTTGTCAGCATCCACTTTCATACTATCCTGTATTTCTACATTTGTTTCCTCCTTCTTCCTGAGGTCACCTTTTATCTGCCCGTCAGCAAGTAACGGACGTTTACCTGTCAGACTGTCAACCGGCTTCCGGGTATCATAAACACGGAAATCAATCACATAACTGCCTTCAGTAGCAATGAGGGTTGATAAAGAGGTATGAGAACCTTCCACCACATGAACAGATTCAGATATGCTGTCAGTACTGACAACTTTCCTTTCTTTCATTACAGCCTTATGCGAGCTGCCACATGATCCGAACAACAGGAACAAACACATGAAAGGAGCCAGCAATATATGCCGGCTTACCCAGTTCATAACTCTAACCAACATAGTCTACAACTTAAGAACTTGCATCCTGTTATCCCCGTCAGCCCGATAACTGACGTGCACCCAAGCGAAGTTAGACTCGTCAATCAATTG